CGTACCCTTTTCAATAGTAACAACGTAAGGCAGTGCAATGCCCGTCGGCTCCCCATCGTCGTCTTTGTCCTCGTATCCGGGTAGATCGAGGTCAACGTGCATCTCAAGGATCTTGTACCGGTCGTCAGATGTGGCACGAAAGCCCATCTTCTCAGCAATTTTCTTTTCAACCTCATCGAACGAATCAACTGGATCACCAAGTTCTACATCTGCATAAAAGCCTGCTACCTGTAACCTGCGCAGTTCGTTTTCTGTCTTACGCATTACGTGTGTCACACGTTCTGCATTTTCCAAATTAGAGGCGCCATAAGGAACTACAACATCTTCTGCGGGAACAAACAGTGATACCTGACGCTCAAGGTTAGGATCGTAATAGACTTTCTTGAACGCATTACCAGCCAAACCCAAGCCCCACAACATTCGTTCATGCTCAGGCCGATACTCAACCATCACATCAGTTAGTTGGTAGTTCATGTCATCTTTAACACGAGCAGCCGCTTCTTTTTTCTCTGGCGTCTCTTTACCAATGATCTGAGTCTTAACCGGCCCAGATGATGGGAAGGTCTCCATGATTGTCTCGGCTTGGAACTTGACAAGGGCCTCACTTAATAGCGGGTGATGTACACCGCAGGCTCCGGGCCATGGCTCTGTGCGATCTTCGATCTTCATGCCCAGCAACTCTAGGCCATCTACGTATGTTTGCATCCAGTCTTTGCGACTCGATGTATCTTCTTCAAACTCGCCAAGTAAATCACCGCATAACTGCGTTAACTCTTCCTCGTCCATTTCTTCGGCGAGGTTGGCATTAAAGTCGTCCTCAACTTCTACTTGCTCAATCTCTAGTATGGGCTTCCCATCAATGCCAATACGAACAGCCTCGGGATCTTCGATCTCTATCTCAAGAGCAGGCTCGTCCTCCATCTCTTCGAGGTCTAGTCCTAGCGGGGCTTGCCCTAATGCTTTATCAATCGCCATATTTTGTCCTTAGTAATAGCCCTCAAAGCGCCTTTTAAATTGCGGAAGTTCTTCAGGCTCATCTAAATTAGTACGAATGTAGCCGCCCTTGCGGAATCTCATCAACGCGAGGGACACGGAGTCAACGTAGTCATCATGCTCGCCCGCCGGAAAAGATGCAACTTCGTCAATAACTTCTTCCGCCCACTGGGTGTTTGGTGCCCACACTCTACCACTAGCAAATAGGTCTGATACAGCGTTCAAACGACTGATCTTGTCGTTGCCTCTGCTCGGCGTGAACTCCTGCACAGGTATCCCCATCGCCCGCATCTCATAAATTAAGGGCGACCCAGAAGCTTTTTTCTCAATGATCACGCTATCTGGATCCCACTCCTTATATTGCTCAATAGCCTCTTGTTTTAGCCTTGGGAACTCCATCCGATCCCGAAAAGCGTTCAAAAGTATGATATTTGCTTGCGAAATTCCAGTGTCGTCTGGGTGGTAGAACACCCCCCACGTGGTTAAAGCACTGTAGTCAGAGCGTTGGCTCTTCTCAAAAGCCGTATCCCAAGCCATCAGCGTAAATTCACAGTTTGGCGGATCTTCTTTCTCCCAAACCTGCCACCATTCCCGCTTCACAATGGCTGAAGACTCAGAAACGGGGTTCTGCTGGTACTGCGCCTGCCATTTGCTGTTGGGAAGTTCTTCTTTTAGTGCGTCTAACTCGGTTTTTGACCAAAACTCAGGCCATAAGGGCTTACCACTAGGCAAAAGGGCCGGAAACTCAATAATTTCCCACTCTTCCCCGCCCCGCTGAGCGGCTGCTTTGATCACCTGACCCGTCAAATCACGCTTTGACCACCTCGTCATCACTATAACAATGCTTCCACCCGGCTGAAGACGCTGCCGGGGGCCTGATGTGTACCACTCGTAGGTCTTATCGTAGATATCTGGGTTTATTTCTGCGAGGGCGGCTTCTTGTTCCGAGTGAGGGTCGTCAATAATGAGCAGATCCGCGCCTTTACCAGTAACAGCGCCCCCCACACCGATAGCAAAATAGTCTCCACCAGCGTTAGTCGCCCACCGCCCAGCAGCTTTAGAGTCCGCTTGTAGGCCAACCCCCGGAAATACTGATGTATATACGTCTTGATCGACAAGATTTCGCACCTTTCTACCAAATCCCACAGCTAGCTCTGCTGTATGAGACGTTTGAATTACCTTTTTGTGAGGAAAATTTCCTAAAAACCACGCAGGAAGCAGGTATGAAGCGAACTCTGACTTAGTGTGCCGGGGTGGCATGTTGATAATTAACCGTTTTAGCTCCCCCTTAGCTACCCGTTCGAAGGCTCGCGCCATCCGCTTGTGGTGCGCTCCCTCAATAAAGTGAGGCCATACTTTCTTTACGAAGTGCATAAAGCTTCCAGCGGCATCTTCGCGGTCTTTTATCTGTTCATAAGAGTCAAGTTTCGCAAATAGGTCACGCAAGTCTGCATCAGGCAGGCTATGCAGGTTATTTAGGAGGCTATTCAGTTCTTGCTGGTTCATCTGCATCAGCAACCTCCGGCCTGTCTAGCTCGTCCAACTCATCTGTGATGGTCTTGACCTCCACATCAACCGCATTATCTTTACCTAATAGCTTGGAAATCTTGTCCGATATGGCTTTTCTGAGATCTTCAGAGGTGCGGTGGGTAATGGTTATCTCTGACTTTTCGGTAAATGCACCGATATCCGACATCTTCCCTATAAGCTCTAAGGCCCGCAGTTCGTGCTTAGTGTCCCCGCACGCTGAAATGTCCAGAAGCCTATTCAATATGTAGGTTCTAGCCTGTGCTGCGTCAGCAACTATGGTTTTGTCGTACTCGTTTAGCAGGGCCGAAAGCCGCGCCGCTACTGGTGCAGAGTATAGATCTGGGTGGGTAACGGAGGTAGATGTATCTTTTTTAGACTTTTTACGGGAATCAACGTTTTGAAAAAGCTCACGAGCCTTGCGCTCATCTTCTTCCGTCATTTCAAACGGCATCCCCAACTCTGACATAAGCATAGCCGTCGAGGCCGCCACACGAGCGTTGTCGTGGAAAGAATCTGCTACTTCGTCGCTAAACGTTTTTGGCAGTGGATGCTTGTTGTCTGGCTCTATATGCAGTGTCACGGAGGAAACGAGGCTCCAAAAAAGATAAGGGGGTGCGTTTCAATGCGGTGGAATATAACACAATTTTGAAAAATGTAAAGGGGGGGGGTGTGGGGGACTTGGATAACCCCCATCGTCAAAAAGAGGCGCCCCCACAAAAATAATATACCCCCCGGGGGCTTGGAAATCAAAAAGACAAGGGGGGTGTTTAACTAGAGGACTTAATCCCCCTAGCGGCAAAAATTACCTAAGGGGTGGGGCTATTCCATATATGCAACATTGACAGTGCAGAACAATGTGTATACGCCGTGGTAGGTACCATATATGCCATTTGGGGGGAGGGTATAGGGTAGGTTAGGGAGTCCGGGCCTTCGATACTGGGTACCCGGCCGGTTCGGCTGCCGTCGACCAGGCGCAAAAAAACCCCGGATAATACTACTCCGGGGTTCGACGTGAGAGCTTCGGGTTAGCTTTGGTTTGCTTCGACTTCTTCTGCGTACTCGAAGTCTGCTGCCAAGCTCAGGATATCGAGGGCAGCTTGCAAGGTTTCCTCTTCGGTGCATTTCTTTGCAGCTTCTCTAATCTGCTCACGCAGCCCGGCCAGTAGCTCCATGCGAGCTTTACTCTGCTCTGCCGTTTTAACCTTTAAGACCTTCTTGAGATCCTTGCTGAGCTTCTCTGCTGCTTTATTCTCAGGGTTTTTTGCAAGGGCCAAGTGAGCTTTTTCAAGCTGCTGCCGTAACTGATCGGGAGATGTATTCTCGTGCTGCTTTAGTAGGGCCTGTTCGTTAGCTGCTCTCTCCGCCCTTTTCTTTGCTGCTGCCGGACTCTTGCTCTCAGGTTTAGTCAACCCGAACAATTGATTGAGCTTGATCGAGAAAACCTCCCACGCCTTGTCATGCGCGTTACCAGTAAGATCAGGGTTCCCCTCGACGTGGCCAGCTATCCATTGAACCCGGCCATTTTCCCATTGAGAATAGCTAGGATCGGTACCTAGCATTTGAGCATAGGTCTTGGCCTGCTCGATTACCTCGAGGTCGTTAATGGCCATTACCTTTCCGCAATTAAATGCGGTCTGCTGCTGCTCATTCGTTAGAGCTTGAATTTGCTCTGCTACTGGGGTTGGATTATTTTCCATTTTCGTTTTCCTTTTGATGATTGAAAAACCCGGATAACCGGGGACACGTTGAGCCAATCTCAATGCGTCAATTGAAAGTATCCCATAAAAAGCTAGAGAATGCGACATTTTCCTAAAATTATTTTTAAGACCCGAAGCTAGCTGCCGTCGACCAGTTAATTAGGGACAATCGAGGGACCGGAACGGTCATACCGACGTGGAAGCCCTTTTTTCGCGCGATAAAAAACCCCGCGATGTTCTGCGGGGCTTAACCGGCCGGTTGCTACTCGGATACTGATACGTCATTTTCTGACGATAAAACTTCCGCGGCCAGCGTCAACTTCTCAATATTTGAACATTCTTTGACGGCCTTGATTACAACGTCTCGGGCTGTTTTCAACTCGGCCTTGACCGCGTCCGTCTCGGTCTTAGTGCGGTCTTTGAGTACCTTACGCAACTCCTTTATCAGGGCATCAGAGGCCAACGGCGTCCGCGATGCCTGTTCATATGCCCTAGTGACCATCAGGTGCAACTCATCGTCTGAGACGGCCTTGTACTTCTCGGCGATGGCCTCGGCCTTTTTAGCGCGCTCCTCGGCCTTTTTAGTGGCGCTGGCGCTGACGGCCTTGGGTATCGTGATAGCAAAGGCATCAACTAGGCGGTCTTTGAACCGATTGAAAGCCTTGTCTGCGCTCTGACCCTTGGCCTGTGGCTTGACCTCACAGTACCCGTTGACCCACTCCACGCGGTGCGCGGTATAGACATCATAGGACGGGGCATCGCCAAGGGCGCGTGCGCTCATCTCAAGGGCTGTGCTGGCGTCCGTTTCAGATTGGGCGAAAAGACGTCCTGCGCTAGTAGCAGGTGATGATGACCCCGAGATCGCGGACGCGATGGGGTTTAGTGCTGGTGTAGTTTTCATAGAAACTCCTAGTGGTTGAAAAGACATGATGACCCAATGCCACCATGTCCCCATCATTGTCCCACAGAATCCAGCGCAGGGCGAAATTATTTTGTCTTTTTATTTCGAGGACATATAGGGGGCTGGAACGGTCATACCGACGCGGAAGCCCACGCCTGCATTGTTCTAATTTTGCTTTACTTCGAACATTTGAATTTTTTTTTCGAACATTGTAAGTGCTTGATTTATAAGGACATTCTTGTATTGTTCTGCATTGTTCGTAATGTTCTGCTGTTTTTCGAATAATCGGGAAAACCAAAATCCCTCGCTCGAACGAGGCTTCCGCATGGTGAAATATTTAAGCACTTTTCCTCGTCGGGGCGGTATATCTAAAATCATAGGAACATTAGAACAATACAGAACATTCCTTATAAATCAACAACTTATATTGTTCTACTATTGTTCGAGTTTTTTTCACTTTCGAACATTACCCCCCTAAAACCACTATAAGCATTTATATGGTTTTGTCCCCCAAGCAAGCGACACTAACTTGACATTGTCAAGGAAGTATGAGATAATAGAATAATGGTAAAGCGCCTAAAAACAGCCGTTTCTTGTCCCGCCGAGCCATGCGACATGATGACATTTGGTCACTATGTCGATTGTTCTAAACCGATGTATTTTCGAACATTACCTATGGAGATTCGAACAATGGCAACTCAACTTACTCTACCCTTGCACCGCACATACCGCGTCGCTATGCACACCTTCACCCCTGACTCTCAAACCCTGTTCGAGATCAGCCAAGTTTGCTTTTCCGAAATGCCCGAACTTGCCGATCTTGTCGATTCAGACAATCACCCTCTCTTCGGCTTCAATGACTCCCCAAGCCACAGCATCTATGCGTACACCAACTGGTTCTACGACGGCGACGATTCTGCGTTTTCTCAAATCTAATCAGGAGCACCTCAATGACATCTGACAACTTCTTTTACGGCTTGGTCGCTGCCAAGTTTCTAGTGGGTCTTGCTGCCCTTGCTCTTGGTATGCACACAGGCGATGTAGGAACCATGATCTTTGGCGCAGGGCATGCCTTTGTGCTTTCCCCTTTGTGGCTTTACTTCAAATAATTTATTGACTATCACCTACTACTCTACTATCAGAAAGGATACACATGGCTAAAAACATGTGGTGTACCCGATGTCATGTCAATGGCGTCGGGCGTAAACGCGCCCGCTACAAGCACACAGTATGCAAACCCTGTGGCGATGCCAAGGCAAAAGATGAGCGCCTCTCATGGTGCGTGGCTATCCCGTATTCCAAGGGCGCCTACCAACTCATCACCAACCCTGCCGACCTATTCTCAACCAACCCGAAAGAGACCCGCACATGAAGTCAACGTCGTTCCCCAACCTTGGGACTAGCAACGGCGACATGATGACTCAAAGTCATTATGTCCAACAGAACCTAGACCTAGGACTAAACCTACCCACAACCCCTGCGATGGAGCGGTGGGATATGCAATGGGCACTCGAGGACGAGCGCAAGCAGCACACCCTGACCCATATCCGCTATCAGGAGATCATGCGTAAAGCCCTGTCCCTACTCCAAAACAAGCCTTACTTTACAGCCTACGAAAGGGCACAATTAACCGCAGAGTGCAACGTGCTCAAAGCGAAGATGAGGGAGATGAGCAAATGAGTCTAGGCAATAACGATCTTTTAGATGTGTCATCAACCTTCCCATGCCCTGATAGGAAGAAGTTCTTGATAGGGCTTCTCAAGGTGCTAGGTGGGCACAAGGTGGAAGTGACCTTCTCAGGCGGTGGCGACTCGGGCGAAATTGACGAAGCCTCGTTGCTCAATGCCGAAGGTCAAATAATATCTTTAAATGGCGTAACCCTTGATTGGCACGAAACCTCGAGTAACCACGATCCGGCTAAGGGTGGTTGGGTAAAGACTACTAAAGTAGTAAACAAGTCATTGACAGACGTTCTCGTACAGATAACTGAAGACGCCTTGGAAGAGTCGGGGCACGATTGGTATAACAACGACGGGGGCGAAGGTTCTTTGACCATAGACTTATCCCAAGACCCTGTGACTATTGATCTCCAAGTAGGCGTGCGCTACACAGAAACAACTTGGCACAACTACCAACTGTATACCGAAGAAGATGAAGAGGGAGAAGACGATGCACCCAATGCACCATAGCCTAACATCAGTAAAGATTTGGGGCGGAAAGGTCGAGGACTACAACCCCATACATGATTGGTTTGACGCAACCAAGGAGCAGTTTGCCGACGCACGCCATCGTGCGCTGCGCCATCACAGCCAAGGCATATTCGAAGCCGAGCGCATTTTTGGTTCGGCTATTACTAACTCCGATGGGCGCCTTGTGCCTGTGCGCTACATAGGCGAGCAGCATGTGAAGGAAGACTGCGGTGGTCGCATACCCACAGTTGCCGATTGGTTCAGGAACATCAAGATGGAAGTGTGGATGAATCGTGGGTACAAGGTGGACAAGATGACGGAGGATCAACATGTCGCTAGTTGAATTCCTACGTGCCTTGAATGGTGCACTTGGTCTGATCTGTATTGCGTTCTGTGTGTACTTTTTGGCGTGCATCATATCGGGGGGAGATGACAAATGAACATTGTCAGAAAGGAAAACATCGTCACACTTGAGCAATTGATTGACATGCTCAAAGCGATGAAAGGCGCAGACAAAATTGACACTATCTACGCAGAGGAGTTTTGGGGTGGTTCATTGGAGATATTTATAAGTGCAAAAGATGAGGAGATAACAAATGAAAACAAGTGAATTAAGCGGTGCTCAGTTGGACTGGGCGGTGGCTGTTGCCGAAGGTCTTCCTTTCAAAGGCATGGTGGTTGATGAAGAACTTAATCCGTTGAGATATCACAACGATTGGAAATCAGCAGGGTCGATCATTGAGCGGGAGGGCATCGCCCTGTATTTGTATAGCGACTCTGAGTGGAATGCCCACGTTGGTGGCAAAGAAAGCGTCGGTCTTACGCCCCTGATCGCAGCGATGCGGTGCTATGTCGCAAGTAAGTTGGGTGATGAAATTGAGATACCAAAGGAGATTACAAATGAAGGGACTGTTTAAGCGCACCTATATGTGTGGCATAGGCGGTATGAAGTGCCCATGTTGCGGTAAGCGCAAGGATCCAAGAGCAAGGCGGTTATACCATCGGCAAGCCAAACGCCGGTTAGCCGAGCATATTAAACAATTGGAGAAATCAGATGAAAACATCGTGGTGGATTGACTCGGGCATGGCTTCTCAAGCAGCACACGAGTTGATGTGGTTCGTGATAATCGTATTCGTGGGTGTTGGTATAGTGATTTGGTTAGATATGAGAAAGGATAAATAACATGGGGTGGGGAAACAATATTCGATTGCCTGATGACTTGCCACGCATTACAACCTATGCAGCAGCCTTGGAGCATCACAACCAAGTAGTGCCTCTACGGGCGGGTGCGGATAAAGGCTTGCGAGTGCTAGGGTACAACCGGCGCTACAAGCGATCAACAATTGTGCTTAACGACGATATGTCTGTATCTCTGTGTTTTTGGGGTTCTCATATATTCAGGTTCTATGGAGATGGGCGCATCGAACTATCGCATTGTGGCTATACAACTCCGTCAACGTACACGTTCATGTGCAACGTGTTTGGGCTAAATTATTTCAAAAGACGAAGTGGTAAGTTTTACTATGTCATCGACGGCAAAGAGTTTTACATTGATAGATTTCTTACTATCAAAGAAGGACAACCTGTTGATGTGCAACCTGAAAGTTACTTGCAACTAAAGCGTGAGGCGATGAAAGAAGTTAGAAATCGGTACAAGCCATTCATTCAGTACTGTAAAAATATATGCACGCTGACGCCGAGCATGGATAGCACCGAATGGTACGACACGCGCAATCGTAACTTCTGCACAACTAAGGAAATAGATGGTAAGCCTGTATTTGTTGGCGATCCGAAGAAGCCTAGGTTCTTGCACATAACAATTGACAAGTGGGAGTTAGGGCGCCGATACGACTTAGTGCATACAGAAATGAAGTATCTCTTTTCAGATATTGATTTGGCTATGCGAACAAACGACTTTGACTTGATGTACATACGCTACTTGAATATATTTGATCAAGCAAACGTGTCGTTGTACGACCGCAGTACTCAGCGCTACTCCAAGCATTTATCGGTTGCTAAGTTTAAGAAGTATTTTGATGAATTACTAAAGTATTACTTTTTCAACGAACTATTCGAAAGAAAGGAAGCCGAGGTTGGTAAGTCGTTTGTATGTTTGAACGGGAAGTATGCACCAAAGAATAGGCGCAATGCTGAAGGCGTCTTAATATAAAGACATGATGACATTTCGTCACTATGTCTCAACTAACCACAACTAAGAGGAAATAACTATGGAAGTCCGTATGATGAATGAGATGTCCCTGCAAGAAGCCGAAGAGTTTATTCTTGCGCTTGGCAATGATGTTGCTACTTTCCTAGTAGGAGAACCCGGAGTTGGCAAGACCGCTATGTTTGAGCGCATCGTTGAAAAGACAGGTTTTCGTGGCGTGTACATGGATACGCCGAATCTTGAGTTGGGCGAGATCGGTATACCGATGCCGAACCACGAGACCAAGACTACTACTCTGTACCCGAACGAGGCATGGGGTTTCCACATGAACGAGCCGATGGTTATCTTCATCGACGAGTTTACTAAGCCGTCAAGCCAAGCGGTTCAGAACATGTTGCACCCGCTACTCAACGAGCGCCGGATTGCTAACTTCAAACTGCACCCCGACTCTATCGTGATATGCGCGGGTAACAATGCAACCGATGGCGTGGGCGATGTGTTGAAGTCGCACAGTATCAATCGTATTACGATAGCACCTGTGCGTAAGCCAACGTGGGAAGAGTATGTGGACTACGGTACACAGAACAACTATGCGCCCGAGGTTCTCGCATGGGTTAAGGCTTTCCCTCAAGTCATGGCGTCGTATCGTGACCCGTCACAGTCCGACAATCCATATATCTTTCAGCCCAAGACCCCGCAACGGTCATTTTTCTCCCCGCGCTCAGGCTATCGCGCAAGCAAAATTATTAAGAAGCGCGAGTTTATCAGCCGTAATTCTTTGCTCACAGGATTGATCGGTACGATTGGCGAATCTGCTGCCCGTGATTTGTTGGCGTATGTTGAAGTAGCAGACACGCTGCCTACGTGGGACGAGGTCATGGCTAATCCAAAAACTGCTGCCGTACCGAACTCACCGGCTGCTCTGTGCATCATGGCTTATGGTGCTCTACAACGGATTGATCGGGGCAACATTAACAAGTGGTTTGAATACATCAAGCGCACGCCGACTGAGTTGCAGTCTGTATTCTGCTTGAACGCTGCGAAGCACCCCGAGAAGAAACAGATCGTGGTTACTTGTAGCGGGTTCGTGGATTGGATGCGTGAACATCAGTACTTGTTCTAATCATGCCAATAGGATACGTGCTATATCGTGGAGATGTGTGGGCTTTGTACAGGCAAGACCATTTTGGTGACGACACTATGTGGCTTGTGACTGCAATCAATACCGAAGCAATATGGAATTGTTGGGTCAACGCTAGAGACTGCACACTCCTCGATCCTGCGTTAAATATTTTATTCGAAAGGAAAAAAGATGGTTGAACTAACTACGTTGTTTGCAACGCTATCGCTGTTCTTGGCATGGCGTGTGTACGCTGTAAACAAGAGGCTCTACATGGCAGAACTTATGCTACGTGGAATCATATCGGGTAAGGTAACTATTACCCATACTGATGCAGGAGTTGGATTTGAGATGAGGAAAAACACAAATGGCTAAACTAACCGCAGAGCAACGCATCGAACGAACCCACGTTACGCTTATGCGTAATCCGAACTTCTGCCTGTTCTCAGGCGTGTTCATGGTGGGCAAGGTCACAGTATCAGACAAGGAGAAGACCGCAAGCACCAACGGGCGTGACGTTACATACGGGCGCAGTTTCGTGGAACGTCTTGACGACAAAGAACTTGCTTTCCTAGTAGTACACGAGGCTATGCACAAAGCGTATCGTCACTTAACTACGTGGCAGAACCTTGCCAAAGAAAACGCACGCTTGGCTAACGCAGCGATGGACTACGTCATCAACTTACAGATCCGTGACTATGATAATAGTAGTCATACTGTACGCATGCCCCGAGATGAGAACGGCAACCCTATGGGTCTGATCGACGAGCAGTATCGTGGAATGGATACTAAGCAGGTATACGACATTCTTAAGAAGCAATGCAAAAATGGTGGTGGAAAAGGTAAAGGTAAAGGTGATGGTAAAGGCGAAAGTGGTGGACATAGTGACGATCCGTCATCAAGTCCCGAGAAAGGTGATGGTGGTGAGCCGAATCCGTCTTCATTCGATGAGCATGATTGGGACGGTGCTAAAGGACTTAGCAACGATGAGAAAGAAGAACTTGGTCGAGAGATTGACCATGCCCTACGTGAAGGCGCGATCCTTGCGGGTAAGATGAAAGGCAACGTGCCACGAGAGATTAACCATATCTTGCACCCAAAGGTGGATTGGAAAGAAGCCCTGCGTGACTTCGTTAAATCCCATGTCAAAGGTGCAGATCAATCATCGTGGCGTCGTCCCAACCGTAAGTATCTTGGTATTGATGTAATCATGCCGTCTTCAATTAGTTTTCGAGCAGAGCGTATTTCCATCGGTGCTGACACTTCGGGTTCGATTGACGGGGATATTCTCAGTCGGTTCCTCGGTGAAGCCAAAATGATTTGCGATGAGGTATCGCCTGAGATTGTGGACATGATGTATTGGGATACCCACGTAGCAAAGTATGAGGTCTATCGCGATGCCGAGGTCAATAACTTTATTAACCTAACTAAGCCTGCGGGTGGTGGTGGTACTAACCCTGACTGCGTACCAAAGTTTCTTAAGGACAAGCAGATCAAGCCACAATGTATTGTGATGTTGACTGATGGTGTGTTTTTTGGGCACGAACTTGAATCGTGGCAAGAGTTGGGTGCTCCTGTGTTGTGGTGCGTGGTGGGCAATCGAGACTTCAAGCCCATCGTTGGTCAATCAGTTTGTGTTGAATAAGGAGAGTTAAATGAGGCACGAAGAACGGATGCAAATGGTCATTGCCTTGACCGACAACGAAGTGCGATGGTTAGCCGGAGGTAACGCTAATTATGATGAAGTAGAAGCATCTATTCGTTTTTTTGCAGGCGGTGGGTTTCTTACTTACACCGACAAAAGGCTTCAACAGTTATACACCAACTTAACCGCATAGGAGAGTGATATGAGTGAAACAAAAGGTCGTAGCAAAGATGGTCGTATTGGCGTAAGCCTTGCGCCCGAGGTGGCACAGAAGTTAGTGCAGATGAAAGAGAAACTATCGAAGAAGTTTGGGTTCTCACCATCTGCTAGCCAAGTAGTAGAGTATCTAATCAACACTTACAGCAAGGAGAGCAACAATGAGTGAAGTCATCGGTATCCATACAAGCGCCATGCTCGTGGAGTTGTCCATCAGTACTTGGACAGGGCGTAAACTCGACAAGAAGGTCTCGGAAGAGATCGACTCTGCCAAGGGTACGAAGGTTAAGGCAGGTAACTACCACAAGCATTTGCTAGCCGGTAATCCTAACCTTGACGCCATACTAAAGTATTCTGCGAACACAAGGCTCTGGCACACAAAACAAACCTTGCCTTGGTCAGATAGTGGGCAACGTCTGTTGCCTGTCGAACACTTCATGGACTACAAGGGTCAATTGGGAGAGTGCGAAGAGAACTTCAATCGCCTAGTCCAAAACTTTTTGGTGACGTATCCTACTATGGTATCAGCAGCAGCGTTTCAGTTGGGTGATCTATTTGATCGCAATGAGTACCCCGAAGCCGATGCCATAGCCCATAAGTTTAGGTTCCGCTACGTGTTTTCTCCTGTTCCAAATGTAGGTGATTGGCGCATCGACACCGAGGCACAAGCCAAAGCCGAACTCGACAAGCAATGGAACGATAGCGTGAACGAGCGTGTGGGTGTTGCCATGCGCGATGCATGGGATCGGTTGCACGATTGCTTGACTCACCTAAGTGATCGGTTGGCTAACGTGGCTGAAGGCGAGCGCAAAGTATTTCGTGATACGTTAGTATCAAATGCGCATGAACTTGTGGGGTTACTCAAGCACTTAAACATCACGAAAGACCCCAAGTTGGAAAGCGCACGCATAGACTTAATGAATGCAATTCAACATGTCGAGCCTAAAGAGTTACGTGATAGCAGTGCAGTACGCGCCGACGTGAAAGCACAAGTCGATTCAATCCTCAACAAATTTCAATGGTAGGAGTGCATATGTTTGTTCCAAATGAAAACGCCCCCGAGAACGATAACTATGATTTACACCCCAAACTAAACGAGTTTGTCTCTGCGCTATGGCTAAAGAACCCGTCATTATCGTTTGAGAAGTACGGTAAAAAGAGTCTAGGGATCAGCGACAAAGAATGTATTACTAAGTGCCGTGTCATACTAGGTTACGAGAAACTTGGTTTTGTCGCTATCAAAAGTATCTACACAAATCAAGGCTATCAGATGATGTGGGAGGTGCAATCTCCAAACGTCATTAAATGTCGTGGGGACTCTAACACTACTAGAAGCAAAGTGTTAAAAAACATCACGCAATCAGCCCTGAAGGTATTTGTGCCGACTGATATAAATGCACTAGCGCACAAGATTATTGATATTTGTAAGGAGCAATTAGTCGAAATGTCAGGCAATGCAAGGAGACCATACCATGATCTTATAAATAGTTGTCAAACAATTGCTTACAACTATGCGTTAGACGTTTTTACAAACAAAGAAACGGCTACGTTTCCTGATAAGTTACGAACCACGTTTGAGAGCGCTAAGTTTAGAGAACTTTCAAACAATCACAGAATTGTTGGTTCAATATATGATTCATTTGAAAACCACAAGTCAGGGGTAGTTATCAGAATTGAGGAAGATGAAACCCTCAACGTGGCAGACTTACAAACCCATACTATGATGCTATCAGTTAAAAGTACTTATGACTTGCCTAAAAACTATCAGGAAAAGTTTGCAATCCTAAAGATCATGGATAAGAGCCAACCTATCGAAGGCGTTGGTGTGAAAGTAATAGGTCGTAGCCATAATCGAGTAGCAGGTGATTCCCATGAATACTACTATCTTGTAGGTGGTGATACACCAATCATAGAGTAAACCCTAGGTACTGCGCTGTACTGAGACATAGTGACACAACGTCACTATGTCTTTTTTATTTTTAAAATCCGCTTGCAATCCTAAATTACTTGGGCTAGACTTACCTCATATATCTCCAAAGTGAGATAAGGATTTAACCCAAGAGGATTACATGACGCCTGAAGGTAAAGTCAAAGCCAAAGTTACGGCTCTGCTCAAGAAGCACAACATCTATTACTTCATGCCCGCAACGGGCGGTTATGGTCGAAGTGGTGTCCCCGATATTATTGCGTGTATGCGTGGTAGGTTCCTTGCCATTGAGTGCAAGGCAACAGGCAACAACAAACTTACTGCGTTACAAGAGCGTGAGTTAGCAGCCATAGAAGAAGCCGGTGGCATTTCTTATGTGGTCAACGATATAAGTCTTGAGGCGCTTGAAAGTACGTTGCGTGCTTTTATTGCTGACGACGATGATAGGTGCTGACTTGTCGGCGTGGCTTCTTGACAATTATGACCGTTCCGGGGACAAATGATTATTACCATAGATTTTGAAACGTACTACGATAAAGATTTCTCGTTGTCAAAGATAACCACAGAAGAATACGTGCGCGACGAGCGGTTCGAAGTTATAGGCGTTGGTGTAAAAGTTGATGACGGTGAGACAGAATGGTGTCAAGACAACGTGGAAGTTTTTCTCAAGAAGTTTGATTGGGAAAAATCTTTTGTGTTGGCCCACAACACCATGTTTGACGCTGCTATTCTTTCGTGGAGATATGGCATAAAGCCGATGGTATGGCTAGATACGCTGTGCATGGCTCGTGCGGTAGACGGCGCGGAAGCAGGGAATAGCCTAGCAAAATTAGCGAAGCGTTACGGGATAGGCCAAAAGGGTACTGAGGTAGTTTTGGCTATGGGTAAGCGTCGTAAAGACTTTACACCCGATGAAATTAGTCAATATGGGGAGTATTGCAAAAACGACGTAAACATTACTTATGACCTATTCAACATACTCAAGACCCACTTCAAAAAACAAGAGTTGAAACTTATTGATCTTACGATACGCATGTATACGGAGCCAACTCTGCAATTGAATCTCCCATTACTTGAACAGCATTTAGAAGAAGTAAAAGCTCATAAGGATGAATTACTTTCTAAAGTAAATGCTGACAAAGATTCGTTGATGTCTAATCCCAAGTTTGCTGGACTACTTATAAGCTTAGGCGTGGTTCCCCCCACTAAGATTAGTCCGACTACAGGTAAGACAGCACTTGCATTTGCAAAGAGCGATGAGCAATTTAAAGTATTAGCCGAGCACCCTGACGAGAGAGTCCAAGCCCTTGTCGCGGCACGATTAGGGACAAAGAGCACGTTAGAAGAGACACGCACCGAGCGTTTAATTGGGATAGCGAAACGTGGAAGCCTACCTGTCCCTCTAAGATATTTCGCCGCGCACACAGGTCGTTGGGGCGGTGACGATAAATTAAATCTGCAAAACTTACCCAGAAAGTCTAATTTAAAGAATGCCATAGTACCGCCTGAAGGTTACGTGCTGATCGACGCCGACTCCTCTCAGATTGAGGCGCGAATACTTGCGTGGCTATCAGGACAAACTAATTTGGTAAATTCTTTTGAGCAAGGCGAAGACGTTTACAAAATTATGGCGTCTAAAATTTATTTTAAGCCTATAGACAAAATTGATGCAGCCGAGCGTTTTGTAGGAAAAACTACCATTCTTGGCGCAGGGTATGGAATGGGTTGGGCAAAGTTTCAGATGCAATTAAAGACTTTTGGTGTATCGGTAGACGAGAATATGTGTCGAGTTATTTTGCGTAGATATCGTGAAACATTTATGATGATCCCGCAGTTGTGGGAGGAAGCTAACACTTGCCTCGATGCTCTTGCATCAGATGAACTAAAGACATTTACTTTTGGCAAACAGCCACAGGCAGTCAATGTGCTTCCGGGCGTAGGATTTGATTTACCAAATGGTCTACCCTTGAGGTACAACAATCTAAGATTACAAGACGCCAAACTTGGTTTGGGTAACACAACAGGCGTTGAGTATGTATATGACACGCGCAAAGGGACAACAAAAATTTACGGCGGTAAGGTTGTGGAGAACGTCTGTCAAGCAATTGCTCGATGTGTGATTGGTGAACAGATGTTGCGCATAGCTAAAAAATATAAAGTTGTGCTAACAGTGCATGACGCAGTTGCTTGTGTTGCGCCGATAGAAGAAAAAGATGAAGCCGTGGCATATGTTACCGAATGTATGAAGTGGCGACCTAAGTGGGCAGAGACACTGCCTTTGTCTTGTGAAGTTGGATATGGAGATAGTTATGGTAAATGTTAAAGGTATTGAAGCGTATAACGCTGTAGCATCATTACAGAATACGACGATGAAAATAGATACTTCGTTGAACTACACAATGCACGAACTTAAAGTAAAAGAATTGCTAAAAGAAATTCATGTGCATCTGCTTGAAAACGACCATGTAGCAGCAGCGTCTACTATTGACCAAGCAATAGTTGAACTAAGACTGATGAGGGCGGCTGTGAAAAGCCACATAAAAGAATGAAATATACTTGGTCATACAGCAGTATTTCGCTGTTTAAACAATGCCCCCGCAAGTATTACCGAATGCGGATTGTTCGAGATATTGTCGAGCCGCCCACAGCGCATCTTGACTACGGCAAAGAAGTGCACAAAGCAGCCGAAGATTATGTGTGTAACGATAAGTCACTTGATCCACGATACGGTTTTATAAAACCACACTTAGATTTGTTAAAGTCATTACCCGGTTTAAAGTTGTGCGAATACGAGATGGGGCTGACCAAAAAGTTTGAGCCAGTTGGGTTTAATGATGAGAATGTGTGGTTTCGTGGTATTGCAGATCTGCTAATCATTGATGGCGATGCTGCGATGATTGTGGATTACAAAACAGGCAAGTCGTCTCAGTACGCCGACACTAAACAGTTAGAGTTGTTGGCATTGTTAACATTCAAACACTTTCCACATGTGCATACAATCAAAGCTGGATTAATATTTGTTGTAGCCCAAGACTTGGTAAAAGCTTCTTATACCAATGACGTTCAAGAGGAAGCATGGACTAGATGGCTACCCGAGATTCAACGCTTAGAAAAAGCCATGGAATCTGATGTATGGAACCCCGTACCAAATTTCACATGCCGTAAGTTTTGTCCGGTACAAGACTGCGAACACAATGGAAAAGGTCAATGGAAATGAGCAAACCTGTAGTAGATTGGTTTTTAATAAATCAATTAGTTGCGTCCGAGCATCAGTATCTTGATGCAAAAACCCCCCCGTTAGATTCATTGCGTATGGCGTGGCCTTTTAAAACAGACGAAGAGAGGAAGAAGATACAAAAATGGATGCGCAAGCAAAACAAAATCAGAAAGATAGAGTTTTCGAAGTTCGAGGAAGCCCCGTTTTAACAAAGAAAGAAAAGAGGGAAGCCTATAACGCGTACAGACGCACCGAAGAATACAGGGCTAAACGTAGGGCTATCCGTGATTTATCTAAAGATCGTGAGCGTTGGGCAAAATACTACGAAGCAAATAGAGAACAATTACTTGAAAGAGCAAAAGAATATAGTTCACGTCCTGAAGTAAAAGAATATAAAAAAGAATATCGGCGTAAAGAGTATGTGGAAAAAGGTAAACAAAGAGGGTTGAACGGTATTAAAAATCTTACAGATACTTATGTTAAGGGCGTATTAACTAAAAACACGCAGTTAAGTTATAAAGATATTCCAAAAGAAATGATTGAAGCCAAGCGATTTGAGATGCTTATTAAGCGTGATTATTTAGCCAACACTACACCATCAGAAAGACATAAAGAGTCAAAGGAAAAATATAATGCGCGAAATCCAAATGCGAATAAAAAGTATTATCAGGACAATAAAGAAAAACTTGCAGAAGCGGCAAAGCGTTGGAGGGAAAAAAATAAAGAGCGTCTTTTAGCAAAAAATTATTCTTGGCGGGAAGCCAATAAAGAAAGAGTTCGTGAGTTAGCAAGAGTTAGGTACTACAAAAACAGAGACAAACAATTAGAAAAGGGTGAAAAATATAGAAAAGCAAATAAAGAAAAACTTATAGAAAAAAGTAGAGAACGCTACGCTAAAAACAAAGAAGAGATAAATGCTAAGCGTAGAAACTTAACACCGGAACAACGAGAGCATATAAACGCATTAGCAAGAGCCGCAGTAAAACGACGTAAACTTTTAAACGAGGAGAAGTGAAATGAAAAACGTAACTGAATTAAGAGACCAATTGTCACAAGTATTTGCTGAATTACGGAGTGGTACGGTTAAACATTCTGATGCGGCAGAGTTAGCAAACTTGGCGGGTAAGATGATTAACTCAGCCAAGGTGCAATTAGAGTATTACGCTTTAACAAAAGAAATGCCAAACATTACGTTCTTAAAAAGTGAAGACAAGTAATGAGTGACTATCAATTCACAAAAAATTGGTTTGGGTGGGGGCCACAAATATGGCCTGAGATAATTAAGTTTCTACCGGAGCGTAAAAACTTCCTAGAGATTGGATCATTTGAGGGTCGGTCTACTGTTTGGACTATCGAGAACATGATGGAGAACGGTGGGGAAATCTACTGCATCGACACATGGGAAGGTGGCGCTGAACATACGTCCAAAGACATGGATGGGACAGAAGAAAGATTTCAACAGAACATTACTTTAGTTCGCAAAAAGTTTCCTAACCGTGCCGTAGTGTCGCTCAGAGGTACGTCTGTTGAAGGATTGGCTGGATTGCTTGCCCACAAAAAACAGTTCGACTTTATATATATTGATGGATCGCACATTGCCAAGGATGTATTGACCGATGCGTGCATGGCATGGCCTCTGCTGAAAAAAGACGGGATGATGGCTTTCGATGATTATCTTTGGAGGCTTTCGGGGTTTACTACAATTCAAAGACCTAAGATTGCAATTGATTCATTCGTGAATATATTCGAAGATGAAATCGCTATGGTTCACAACGGATACCAACTAATTATAAGGAAATTAAAATGACTGATTGGACTGAAACGTCGTTGCCCCAAGAACAAAAACAAGATCGCCCATCATTGATGATTGCCACGCCGATGTACGGCGGGATGTGTACAGGTCATTACGTAGCGGGTTTGCTTGGGACAATAAACAAAATGAAACAGGTTGGCGTGCCCGTCTACTGGGCGCAGATGATGAATGAGAGTCTGATTACCCGTGCCCGTAATGAGTTAGCCCGTTTGTTTTTAGAAAAGGGTATGGACTACTTAATGTTTATTGACGCAGACATTTCTTTTAACGGTACTGCGGTGGCGCAACTTATGGCGGCTGACCGAGATATTACTTGCGGCATATACCCCAAGAAAGAGGTTGACTGGAAGCAAGTAGGTAAGGCGGCAAAACTGGGTAAGGAAAACCTACAAGACTATGGCGGTGCGTTTGTCTTTAACATGACAGGGCAGATGCAAGAATCTGATTCCGATGGGGTGATGGAAGTGCGCCACGGCGGTACAGGATTTATGCTGATCAAGCGACAAGTATTCTTAGACCTGATGCCGCACGTACCCACTTATCGGGTGTCCACGCATAAAGAAAATGGCGAATACGTCAAGCCTTTGACCCATGAGTTCTTTGCTACAAGCATTGACGAGACGGGTGCATTGCTGTCTGAGGACTACCATTTCTGTGATCTGTGGCGCAAGCACGGGGGCAAGATCTACGCTAACCCTTTCATCAAATTAGAACACGTTGGTACGTATGTGTACGGGGGTGACATTATTAAATCGGGGGGCAATTTAAAATGATCGAACTAAAGGAGAAAAACAGTGGCAATTGAGATGACTAATTTTGAAGAAAAGGTGTGGAAGTATCTACTTTCTCACCCCAAAACCCCCGTTCAGGCAAAGACTATTGCAAGGGAATGGATTGCAAGCGAGGGCAAAGTAGGTCGTACCTTAAACAGGTTTGTTGAAAACGGTATTGCGGACTTAATACGGATGGGCTCCAAGAAATTTTATAGGGTGAAAGAATGAGTGATTTACGAGATGCGGCAGAGTTGGCGTTGACGGCTTTGGAGAATGCAACAAGCCCAAACTCATGGCCTTCAACAAAAGAAAATCTACGCAAGGCACTAGCGCAATCAAGTCAGAGTCCTTTGGTTTGGATGAACAAATACGGGCACGTTGCGTCGTTTAAAAACGAAGAACTTGGCTATACCGACTCTCTCTACACCATACCAATTGAATACAAAGCCGAAATCGAGCGGTTGCACAAAGAAATTGAGCGTTTGAGACAGGCATACCACAGGGTCAAAGATGAGAACGAGCGGTTGGCCCTTGACTTAGGTATCAAAGATAATCCACAATTTGGGAAACCCTTTTAGGAGATTATCATGCCTTACGCAAACAAAGCTGACCGCAACTACAAGCAAGAATACGAGAACTATGATGGCACCGAGATGGTTAAAAAGAAGCGTGCCGAGCGCAACCGAGCACGGCGAATCATGGAAAAGGCTGGCAAAGTTAGTAAGGGAGATGGCAAAGACGTACACCACGTTAAGGCGCTGTCTAAAGGTGGTTCACATAAAGACGGTTTAAAAGTCACACCGGCGGCTAATAACCGTTCGTTTGATCGTGACTCTAAACAAAAGTTAATTTCAGAAGTTAGCCCACGGGAACGTAAACGTGCAAGTACTAAATAACAGGCTTTTATTAGTCAAAACAAAGTTTCCAAGTCGGATAACCGAAACTATTAAGAAGAGCAAAGTGCTACAGAAAAAAGGAGAAGTAAGTGAAGTTGTAGTGAATTGGGAATTAACGGAAGCACAAACCCTAAAGAAGTTAAAAATTAAGAATGTCCCTTCCCCCATAGAGCGAGACTATGATTGGCCGGGGATATTTAAGCCAATGGATCATCAAAGGGAAACCGCTTCGTTTCTAACCCTGAACCGCAGGGCTTTTTGTTTTAATGAGCAAGGCACAGGTAAGACTGCGTCTGCTATCTGGGCATCAGACTATCTTATAAAGCAGGGGTATATACGCCGAGTACTTATTATCTGCCCCTTGTCAATTATGCAGTCCGCATGGCAAGCAGATTTATTTAAGTTTGCGGTACACAGGCACGTAGACGTAGCCCACGGCGACCGGCACAAACGAGCGCAGATTATTGATGGCGGTGCCGAGTACGTCATTATTAACTATGATGGAGTTGAAATAGTAAAAGATCAGATAGCAAATGGTAACTTTGACCTAATAATTATTGACGAGGCTAATGCCTACAAAAGCCCCCGAACCCAGCGATTTAAGGTTATGAAAAGCCTAGCCACAGTAGATAAATGGCTATGGATGATGACTGGAACTCCCGCTGCCCAGTCTCCTGTAGACGCGTATGGCCTAGCTAAGTTGTGCGTACCAAACACTACTCCCATGCTTTTCGGGGCTTTCCGTGACATGGTTATGTACCAAGTTACAAGATTTAAATGGGTACCGAAGCCAAACTCCGAGCGTACAGTCCATGATGTTTTGCAACCTGCCATTAGGTTTACCAAAGACGAATGCCTTGACTTACCAGAGGTGACGCATACATCACGCTACTCCCCGCTATCGCCTCAGCAAAAAAAGTACTACAACCAACTTAAAAAAGATATGTTGATTGTGGCGGCTGGCGAAGAAGTATCGGCAGTAAACGCCGCTGTAAACCTGACTAAATTGCTACAGATTTCTGGTGGCGCTGTATACACGGATAACAAGAACGTAGTGGAGTTTGATGTTTCGGCGCGCCTTAATGTGGTGCTTGAGGCCATAGAGGAGGCGTCTCACAAAGTTTTAATTTTTGTTCCATTTACCCACACCATCACAATTTTGAAAGAGTTTCTTACAAAGAATGGCATAACTGCAGAAGTTATTAACGGCGATGTATCTGTTAACAAACGAACAGATTCGTTTAAACGCTTTCAGGAAAACCCTGATCCCCGTGTCTTAATAATACAGCCACAAGCCGCAGCACACGGAGTAACATTAACGGCTGCGAATGTTGTGATTTGGTATGCCCCCGTGACATCTATTGAGACATACCTGCAAGCAAACGCTCGCGTGCATCGGCAAGGGCAGAAGAATCCAGTAACCGTTGTGCATATTGAAGGTAGCTCTGTGGAATCTAAGTTGTATGGAATGCTGCAAAGCAAATTAGATTTCCATAACAAAATCATAGACTTATATAAGAACGAAATTATTTCAGAAAATAGTTGACAAAGTACAGTTAGCAGTTACAATAATAAAAACAAAACCAAGAGGACATATATGGATAAGGCCATAGATAAAATCGTCGCTGTCTATATCAAAATACGTAACGCAAAAGAAGATCTTACGCGTGAGTACGATGCTAAGATTGCCGACCTAGATGAACAAATGAAGGTCTTGAAACAAAAACTTCTAGATGTCAGCAAAGAATCTGGCGTTACAAGTTTTAAGACAGATCATGGCGTTGCATATCGCACTATTAAAAACAGGTATTGGACAAATAACTGGGACAGTTTCTACACTTTCATGCGTGATTCTGGGCGCATGGAGTTGTTGGAAAAGCGCATACACCAAACAAATATGCGTGAGTTTTTAGAAGAAAACCCCGAAGTGCATCCACCGGGTTTGAATGTGGATCAAGAGTATGAAATCACCATTAGGAGAAAATAATGAGTAATGTAAGCTTATTTAACCAAAGCCTTCCCGACTATCTTAAAGAAGTTGAACTTGATGACTTAACTAAGTCTCTTGCAGGTAACACGTCTGTCAAGCGTATTTCTATTCGTGGCGGTGTGTTCCGTATGATGGTCAATGGCGAGGAGGTTGCCAAAAACGAAAGCCGTGCTATGAACGTAGTTATTGTGAACGGCAATCCAAATGTGTCTCGTCAGTTTTATGCTGGCAAGTATGTGGCTGGAGAAACAACTTCTCCTGACTGCTGGTCTAACGAAGGCATCAAACCCGATGCAAGTGTCGAGTTCCCCCAAAACTCAACTTGTGAGGGCTGCCCACAAAACATTAAGGGTTCGGGTCAAGGCGATTCTAAAGCCTGTCGTTATCAGCAGCGGTTGGCGGTCGTACTTGAAAGCGATATTAACGGCGATGTGTTTCAGTTGACGTTACCATCTAAGTCCGTCTTTGGTCGTGGCGATCAGGACAAGATGCCTTTTCAACAGTACGCAAAATATGTGGGTTCACAGGGTAAAAACATTAATACTCTGGTAACAGAAATGCGTATGGACAGCGATAGCGATACACCTAAACTAACCTTCAAACCCGCTCGGTTTTTAAGTCGTGAAGAGTGGATGGTTGCAAAAGAGAAAGGCAACAGCCTCGCTGCTAGGTCTGCAGTCATTCAAACCCCGGCGCAAACTGATGGTGCAAAACCCAAAGCTATAGCCGCCCCAAAGCAAGAGGCTGCAGTAGTAGAGGAAGTGCCTGAGCCAATCAAGCGTCCTAACAAAAAGAACGCCGAGCCAGCAGCAAAGAAGGAATTTGCTGATGTCCTTAACGAGTGGTCTACTGATGACGAGTAATTATGTCCGAGTCACGTGGCTATTCGTCTCGGCTAATCGAGCATAACAAGAACGCTCCCACAACCCACCCCGGTGTCATGCTGGGGAGGTTGTGTATTGCTCAAGAAATTCCAGTCATAGATGCGGCTCAATTCTTTGGTGTGAGCCGTATGACCGTATACAAGTGGTTTAGAGGTGAAGAAATGCCACGCAAAAAATACATTGGAAAAATTGAGGAAGTGGTTGCGAAACTAAAAAATAAAGTCCACTTGGGTTAAGAATGGCAACAACAGATCTGCTATCAACGGTGCTATCCACGGAGGGGTGGTATTGCATCGTCGGGCTAAAAAAGACAGGACTTCCAAAGCAGCTATTTGTACAGACGCTAGAAGAAGCCGAAAAGGAAATCGATACCCTTCTACAAAAGCAATACGACGTTTACTTTGCTTGCGCAAAGTACGAGAACCATCAGACCCGTACCACGGACAATGTAAAAGCAATTAGAGCATTTTGGCTTGACATTGATTGCGGCGAAGGAAAGCCCTACCCTAACCAAGCCGACGGGGTTACGGCGCTGATGGCTTTTTGTAAGACACTTGGACTGCCAAGACCAACGATAGTTAATTCAGGTCGAGGTATTCATGTGTATTGGCGTCTTACTGAGGATATTGCAAGGACTTCGTGGAAGCCCGTTGCTGAAAAACTAAAGCGGCTTTGTGTTGATCATCAACTGCATGCTGACCCTGCGCGAACATCTGACGCCGCATCCATACTGCGTGTGCCAGAGACTAAAAACTTTAAGGCAGACCCGCCGTTTGATGTAGAACTGCTGTGTACTTCTACGCCAATTGATTTTGAAAAGTTTAAAGCGTTGGTGGGCGAGGTTGAAATTGAGGCACCGGACTATGCATCGACAAGTCTGAACGCACTTACCCAAGCCTTGATGGGTAATAAACAATCACGGTTTGCAACTATTTGGTTAAAGACCCAGAAAGACGAAGGTTGCCCCCAGTTAAAGAAAGCCGTTAATGAACAAGACAGTATTGAGGAGCCGTTCTGGCGGGCGGCGCTCTCTATAGCGGCGCATTGTGTTGATTCTGAAACTGCAGTACACGATATTTCAAGCAAGCATCCAGACTACAACCCAGAAGAAACTGCTAAGAAAGCATTTGGTACAAAAGGCCCATATACCTGCGAAGTCTTTGACCGCATCAACCCCGGTGGGTGTGATAGCTGCGTACACAAGGGCAAGATTACATCCCCAATTGTTCTTGGTAATGAGATTGCCGAAGCCGAATCAAATGAAGTGCACTATGCTGCACCGGAAGTAGCTCCTAGAACTTACACTATTCCAGAGTATCCGTTCCCTTATTTCCGAGGTAAAAACGGTGGGGTATATAGACGCGCAAAAGAAGATGATGACGACCCCGTCATGGTTTATGAGCATGACCTTTATGTGGTTAAGCGTCTAAAAGACCCACAGCATGGCGAAGTTATTTGGATGCGGTTGCATACTCCAAGAGATGGCGTAAAAGAGTTTGCGTTACCGGCTGTTGATTTGCTAACCCAAGATAGGCTACGGGAAAAGTTGGCTTGGTATGGAGTATTGGGTTTAAAGAAACAGATGGATGGCATCATGGCCTACATAGTCTATTTTGCAAAAGAACAACAATACAAATACGGAGCAGAAATAATGCGAACACAATTTGGTTGGACTGAAAACAATAGGTCTTTTGTAGTTGGCGAAGCCGAGATCCGTGCAGATGGGTATGTATATAGTCCTCCCTCTAGCTATACCTCACAAATGGTGAATTGGTTTGAGCCACAGGGGACGCTTGAAATTTGGCAGGAAACTATAAAGACCTATGACCGGGAAGGTTTTGAGCCTCATTCGTTTGGTTTCTTTACAGCCTTTGGAGCACCCCTGATTAAGCATCTAAATTTAAAAGGTGCTCTTATAAACTTAATTAACAACCAGTCCGGTACGGGTAAGACTACAGTTATTAAAGCCATGCATAGCGTTTACGGGCACCCTGAAGAACTAATGCTGATAGCGCGAGACACACTAAATGTTCGTATTCATAGGCTTGGGATTATGAATAACCTGCCTTTAGGGTGTGACGAAATTACCAAAATGACTTCGGACGATGCTTCTGACTTTGCCTATGCCGTATCTCAAGGTCGAGGTCGGGGGCGTATGCAGTCTCATCAGAATGCTGAGCGCTATAACGCTGCCAAGTGGTCAACTATTGTGCTTTGTTCGTCAAACGCCTCTATGGTAGACAAACTTAAGGCTCTTAAATCCACGCCGGATGGTGAGTTGATGCGTTTAATTGAGTACGAAATTCCTGAAGCTAAGCTGCTTGATAAAGAAGAAGCAGACAACATTTTTCCTAATCTGTATCACAACTATGGGCATGCGGGTCGTATATACATCCAAGACTTAGTGGCTAATCTTGAGGAGCGGATAAACGAGGTCAAGGAAGTACAGCGGCTTATAGACAAAAAAATAGGATTTACTAATCGGGAGCGGTTTTGGTCTGGTGTAATAGCATGCAACATAGCTGGCGCGTTGTTTGCGCGGCGCCTAGGGCTTATTGATATTGACGTAGGACGTGTGTTTAAGTGGGCACTGCGGGAGTTTTCGAAGATGCGGCAAGAGATTAAACCCCCCGCATCCAATCACGCCAGTATTATTGGTGAGTTCTGGGGCATTAACCGCAACAACACCTTGGTTATTAACGATGAGATTGACAAGAGGACAGGAGTTGAGATGTTGCCGATTTTGGAGCCAAGAGGCGACCTTGTCATACGCATGGAGCCTGATACCCAGAAGTTGTTTATAGCGGCCTCGCAGTTTAGGAAGTACTGTGCCGAGCATCAAATCACTCTAAAAGAGGTCTTGAACGCCCTGATGACGGACAGCATATATGTGGGTACAACCAAGAAGCGCATGGCTAAGGGGACTAAATTAAGCCGTATTCCAGCCGTTGATGCATACGTTTTTGACTGCTCGCGTGGAGATTTTATTGATCCTGAGCTTTATATAGATACGGAAACGCCAACACCAGAGGAGCAGCCCGCCGAGGTTACGCAGGAAAATGAGGGTTAATGGGGTTACTTTTAACATTAATTGGGCAAAGTTCAAGGTAGGTTGGTCGTTTTTCATACCTTGCGTTGACCCCGATGAAGCCAAAAGTAGGGTTAAAAGTGTCACAAAACGTCTTGGGTACCAAGTCAAAACCCGTGCAGTTATTGAGGATGGGGTGCGGGGCTTGCGCATATGGCGCTTAAGATAGTAGTATCCGTTCTGACAGCATCTCCTCAGGGCGCTGTCGGTGCCTATGGCACTCCTCTTGGTGGTTGAACTCCTTCAACCTTGTACCCCCGCCCAGTGCGGGGGTCTTTTTTACTGAGCGTACTTGCCGTAAGGTTCTATATCGCCGCGTAGTTTCTTCTGAATTTTAGCTCCACCCATTGCTTCAGCATCATTAATTGCTTTGCGGCGGTTATCAAAAGACTCTCGAATAGTGGCGGGTTTAATGGCAGCGGAAGGATACTTGTCGTTAAACTTATCAATTTTGCTCATGGCTTTGTCGTAACCACTGGAGCTTTCCATGATGTAGTATTCAAGCCAAAGTCTATCAAGTAGCGCATCCCGTTTAGCTAAAATCTTTTGCTCACGGGTCTTCATTTCAATCGAGGCTTTCTGTTTGATTGCTAGCTTCTCAGGTTGGAAGCCAAGAGCTTGCATAGCTATATCCCAAGATGAAAATGCTTCCTTGTCAATTAGCTCAACACCAGCGGCAGTTTTTGCACCTTCAGAGGCAATACGCTCGGCGGTAACAGGCTTAGCAAACATTGCCGGTGCGGCTTTTTCAAAGGCGCGTTGGTATTGACCTTGCTGCATAAGTTTCCATGCGTCCAAGAAGTTAACTCCTAAGCCAACTGCAGGGCCAGCGTTTGATATGGCAGTGTCAATAACTTCGGTTTTTAAGTCTGGAGAAAACTTAGAGTCTCGTATCCATAAACCTAACGGGTCGATACTTACTCGATCAGAAAGACTTACACCCGTTGCCGTACCAACAGGGCCACGAGCCACAGACAAACCTAAGTTTTTGCCAACTCTTCTAGCGGTCTCTTCAGATACGCCAGCTTCCATAAGCATTTCGGCGCTATACCCACCTAGGGTTTCTGCACAGTAGTTGTTAAACCAGTTGTCGAAGTCAAAGAACTCATCGTCATCTTCATCGTCATCAAGGCTAAGCAATGACCTAACTAATACGCCAAGACCACTAAGGAACCCTGCTGTGGGGCCTATAATTGAGTTAGTGCCACCAAGTAAGAACGTAACCCCTAGTGTCCCTGCTAACTTTTTACGCCCAATAGTACGTAAATCTTTCTGATATGCTTCAATTTCTTGCATGCGCTGATCTAACGTAGCTTTAGCTTGGTTAACAGCATCGACCTGCGCTTGTGTCATCTGTGGCGTAATTGGCACAATTCCTAGATCTTTAGATATTTGATTGCGAATTAATTGTTTTTCTTTAGTAGATAGATTACCGCCTATACCCTGAGTAAAGTTGTGTATTAAGAATGTGGTGGCAGTAATAGCGTATGCTTTAAACTGCATAAGAACTTTTAATAGAGGGGCGGATAAAGTCCTTGGCTTCATTTGCCTTGTAGAATCACCTAAAGAAGCTGAAACTACCTCACGAGCTTCTTCAATAGCCTTTTCAAATGCTTCTTGCTGGGAGAAGGTCTCCGCAACCATGACTGGCTCTTGAGTAGTTTGACCGGTCTTAGGATTTGTAACAGTCTTATAAACTAGATTTCCTTGAGCGTCACGCTGCTGCACCCTAGAAACATACCCCGCTTCTGCACGTTTTTCAGCCCCAGTGTACTTTTGATAAGCTAAATCAAATGCTGTAAGCAGCAATACCTCTCGGTTTAGGCGTTCGGCTTGGTGAAACACAGCAGACATAGCCCGCTTAATCATGTTATATCGACCTGTATACAAGGCAGATGGCGCGTCGCCAATAGACATCATGTCGCTAACTTGCGATATATTTACGTCGTTTTCTTCAATAAACCGTTTTGCTGCTTGTTTTTGAACTGGGCTTAAGTTGCCAGCTTCCATAACAGAAGGAAACTCAACCTGCAATATTTGCCCTTTTAGCAGTGGTTTAATACTACGTTTGCCTGTGGTAGCACCGTACTTAAGCAAATTGAGGGTCATTTGCGTTGAAGCTTTGCCATAGCCATAGCGGCCGCCTAGTTCGGATAGACCAAACTGCGCCATGCCAATTACGTTAACAAGAGCCGACGCCGGTGCAGAAAGCATAAAGAAGAATGTCATTTCTGTAGCACGATTAGACATGTTGACCGCAAAAGTATTGCGATCTTCATTGCTCATTATCTGCGGGCCGCGATTTTCCAACTCTTTAATGTAGTCGTTGTACATCGCCATAAGCTGAACATTCTCTTCGCCTTTGTACTTATCTCTAACGTATGTCTGGGCATTTTGAATATTTTGTGTAAACTGCTCAGCGTATTTAAATCGGGACAGTTGATAGGCACCATGTACTGATGTAGTGGCAAATACCCGAAGCATGTCTTCGCTTGCGCCTTGGATGGCTTGGCGATTAATAAACATCTTGCGAACGCTTTGCTGTGGTAAAAGAACATAGATTAATTGGTCTACAGCATCTTTCATTTGGTCTTTAGCCGCAGCTACATCTGTAGCAGACACGTTGTCAATTAGTTCTTGCACCTCTTTTAAAGCCGCTGTAGAGGCTATGTTCTGCGACAATAGTTCGGAGAAGCTGTTACCTGCGGCAAACGTGCTAAGTAAGTTTTGTTTTTGATCAGCAGATAACCGTGGGTTGGCTTGAATCTCAGCCTTTCGTAGCTCAATTGCTTCATCCCGGTCGGCTACAGACTCAAATGTATAAAACTCTTTAAACTGCCCCGGCACGCCTGTTGCAGGGCCGACTTGGAACCAATGATCCCCAAAGCGGCGTAAGGGGAAGTAAGGCGCAACAATTTTATCTGGGCCAATTCTACGATTTAGGTCGGCTAATAGCTTCTGCTTTTCTGCAGCGCTGATGCTTCTGTTATTAATCCTGTCCTTCATTTCTTGGATTGTTTCGTTAAGCATTTTCTTATAGTGCTCACGAACATCTCTATACAACTGTTGGAACTCAGGAGGCAACGAATTCCAAGCGTCTTGAAGTTTCTGTGGGACTTTTGCAGGGTCGTATCCTGCCGAAGTTGGATCTGGATCAACACTATTAATAGTGCTGTCTAGCATAATTAAAGACATCAGCTTGGACATCTTTGGAAACTTAGATTGTAGTCGGCTCCAACTCTTAACAATCTCTTCAGCCTCAGTAAGGTACTTGTTCCGCAGTGTGACCATGCTACGGATAGTGTTTATAGCACCTTGAATTTGCGGAAACTTATTTTTTGTAAGTTCTGCTAGATGGGACAGATATAAGTTAGGCAACCAAAGCGACCGGCCTTGAGTATTCCTTATTGACCACAGCTGCTTTTTAAGAGGCCCAGAAACCTTTTGCCACGTTGGGTGCCCAAGCAAACTTTTGTTTAGTCGGGCTACTCTACGAGTTACAAACGATGCCCCAGTGCGCCAAGAGTCTGGAGTTGTAATCGGCCCTCTGTACCTCTTTTTTCCTTGGGCAAACATGGGAGGTATTGCTTTAACAGAAATTGAGCGTACAGCCGAAAACAATTGAGTAGCCTCTACCATAGAAGCGCCAGCCAAGTTCTCAATACCAAACATCTTCATAATTGACCGCACTAGTTGCGTAAATAGTGGCACCTTGCGCGGTGTGTATGGTATTTCTTTAAGCTTATTTTGGAACGACTTATTAGTTAATACTTCGGCAACAAACTCGTATATGTTTGTAAAGCCATATTCACCCGGAGATAGTTTAGTCTGTGCGTACTCGTACAGTTTCTTAAGTTCTGCTACTGTTGCACGCTGCCCTTCCGTTAAAGTATTGGGGTCGGCTAAAAGCATGTACATGGTAGCCGCATGCGCAACTTCATGCAGTGCAACACGGTACGTACCACCGGCCTCGTCAATATCTGTGTTTAACGTAATTGCGTCTAATGCAGGAAAGTATGCACCGGGTCGTGTAAGCGCAAAGATATTACTATCGTACAGATCTTTTACTGTTTCATAGTCTGCAATTACAGGGCCGAGATCAATGTTTCTTTTTTCTAAAACTTGCAGGCCTTCATAGACTTTTTCTAACGAATCAGCTTGATCATAGTTTTGGAAGTATTTGTTGTAGATGTCTGGATACTTAACTTGTATGTAGCCAAAAAGTCGATTCTGATTACTGGAACCAAACTCATCTAGCGTGCGGCGAATCAACTCACGAGAGCGATTAAAACCAATATTAGTTGGTAGATTGAGGTTAGCCAGTGCCGTGGCTAACTCACGGAAAAAACCTGATGTATTTTGTGCAATGCCACGAAGTGCACCACTTATGTCGTCGTTTTGTATGGCCCGCACTACAACAGGATTTAGCTGATTAGCCCTAAGCGATTCGTTTACAATCTTTTCGGCAGCGGTTTCTGGGTCTATAGAGAATATAATTGGGAGATCAATCAACATGCTTTTAGACAAAAACGTACCATCACCTTTTAGTACGTTGTTTAGCGCTTTAATAACTGGCGCAGTGTTGTCAAGACCAAATATTTTCCTAACGGCTTCAACAAATTCTTTTACCCACTGCTTAATTTTTTGAAACTTTGTGCTTGCGTCAAATCGGTCGGTTAAAATACCGGCAGCGTTTACAGCCCAAAACTCAGATGGGGAATATAGAGCATAGAAAGAAGGATCTACTAAGCCGTCATTAATAGCTTTTAAAGCGCTTTTGTACCCCTCCATAGCCCCGTTGCTGCCCAGCATTACATCAATTAAATAGTCAATTACGGCCGTATCGTTTTCTTCTATGGCTCGTTTCATTGCCCTTCTAACGCTGCGCTTCCATAGTTTAGCAATTTCGTCTTGCATTTCAGGAGGCATCATGCGCTCCATATGGTGCAATATTTCGTGAACTATGGTGTCAAATTTATTAGGGGCGTAGCTCGTCTTATCTTTCCGTTTTCTAGGAAAGGCATCGGTTCTCGTAACGTCATAGGGGCTGCGGTCAAGGAGAATTGTAGCGAGCTTATTGACACTTCTATAGTATCCAGAAGCCCCTTCAAATGACCTTGCTTTGGTTGGTAAACGAATGCTTAACGCTAAATCGTTAGCCGCATGCGGGTTGTTGGTAATAAACCATATGGCAAAGTCGGCCGATTCAGGAGTAATTTGCCCTTTAATCTTAGCGGAAATAATTTTTCTTATTGCTTCGTCAGCACCACGCTTTAAGTTTTGGTCGTTAAAGTTACGAGCACGTTTCTTTTCAGACGCTGCATTTTGTTTGTCAATTATTTCAAGAGCTTCATCTACAAACGTCTGAGCCGAAATCTTTCCAGATCTATATGCTTTTTCTAGTCGGTTAATTGCTGCTTTGTAGTTAATAAGACTACTAATACCAAGAATAGCCATCCGCTGCTTAAAATCTTCTACAGGATCTATGGCACTGGCTACTGATTCAACAAAAGCTATGCGTTCATTTTTAGTAGGGTCTACTGATCGAAATACGTCTTTGTCTGAGGCTTCTAAATCTAATTCTTCTTTGCGTTCGTCAATTGCGGTATCACGAGCATCGTCCAGTAATTCTTGCAGCTTGCTAATAACAGAATCTATATCTTCACTACGGTCGCTAACCAACTCATCAATATCGGAGGTGTCCTCAATAATTCCATCTTTTTCTAACTTTTTGGCAAATCTTTTTACTTGAGATTTAGTTTCAAAGTTACCTTCATCTAGCTTATCAATAGCCTGCCCAATCGGGCCATTATCTACGTCTTGCTCAGCCTGTGTTTGCCTTGCTTCATCCGCTGCTTCTTCGTTTGCAGCTTCACGCTCATCCAAAGCTTCAAGCTGCTGTGGTGTTAAATATAAAAAATAACTAAATTCGTCATCTGATAACTGTTCTGGGTCTGTAATTTCAAACGGCGGAACTGTTTCGTTGTACCCTTTAAACCCGTATAAAGTAACTCCTTGGTTATAAAGACCTTCTAATTCTTCTAAATCCTTAGATGAACGAGTTGGCTCACCTTCGGTTTCTACAAGGTTTCTAAGTGCTTGATTTACTACTGGTTGGGCTTTTTGTTGAGTTAATGCACTTGGCTGACCTTCTGCTCCCACTCCAGCGCCACCAGTAAGTGCGCTAGGTACTCCCACTCCTGCTTGTCCAACTTGCGTAGGTTGAGTGGCAACTCCCTCTCCGACAGATCGCCCACTAGGTGCAGAAATGCGAGACTCAAATCGCTCGATGACATCGTCAATACTTGGGTTTGTAGATCCTGCGTAGTCATCATAAACCCCCCTTAGCTCATCAATTGTAGGATTGCGCCCAACAATATTTTTTACTTCGTCAAAAAGTACACCGCCTACTAGTTTACCAAAATCAGCGCCCGAAACTTTCATAGCCGAGTCTATTAAGCGATCTTCGCGTAATCTTTCTTGCTCAGCAGTGTCAACTTCTTCGGTTTCTTCGGTTTCTTCCGGAAGGCCATCTTCTTTGCTGTATTGCGCCACTGTTCTAGTAGCTTCAGCTAATGCGCTAGCTCGATCTGTAACAGTTCCGGCGTATAAAAGTTTATCTGCTAAATCAAATATTTGCTGAGAGTCTTCGCCATACGACTTTCTAATGTCGTTTTCTAATTCGGCTATGATGGGTGATTGTGCTTTTGTAATTGACTCTTCAATTGCTGCAACTTCCTGCTGTCGACGCTCTATTTCGGCAACTTCTTCAGCGGTATAGTCTTCTGGATTTTTAATACCTTTCTCAATTTCTTCGATGTGTTTATCAGCGGTTTCGTCTTTCTCACGCTCTTCCTTAGAGCGTCCTCTGCCAAGATACTCCTTAGCACTTTGTACGCCGCCACCTAAACCACCGCCTACGATTGCACCTTCTAAGGCGCGTTCACCCATTTCTTTAACATCAACACCTTTTGCAGTAAGCGCAGTTTCGCCAAGGTAGGCTGCAGATTCTTCAACGGCCTCGGTACCTGCTTGAATGCCTGTTTCTTTAGCAATTCTGGTACCCGCTGTTGCCCCAGTTCCTGTAATACCAAGGCGTTTAGTAGCAAAACGCTCTAAAGTACCCTCAACAACAGCAGCGCCAGCCGCAGCAGTAACATCACCTACTGTGGCCTCGTTAAGAGTTTTATTGTCGTTTTTAACCCGCTCGTCAAGAATCTCTTTGGTTCGTGCACCAACATATGCCGGTAAATTAACTATGGCAGCAGCCATATCAGGAGACGACGTAATTACGCGTTCAACAATAAACGGAATTACAGTTAACGGATTGTCAGCAAGATCCCCAAGTTTGGTGGAAGGTGCGTACCCAATATCTTTATTAACACCCTTGAGAGCTGCTGCCCAATCAAATAAAGGCTTTAATTGGCGTTCTTTAATTTGCTCTTCGGTCAATCCACTAAGAGGAATATTACGTTCAAGGTAATCCCCAGCCCGTTCTGCTACTTCTGCTACAGCTTCTATTCCTGACCCAGCAAGTTCGGCAGCTCGTCCAAAAGCACCCTTAAATGGGTTAGAAGTTTTTGCTTCCTCAGATGTCGTATCGACTAAGACTTCTTCTGGTTCAGCAAATCTTGCAAAAGGATTTACCCCTTCTACTGACTTAGGTGCAAATTGTGCAAAAGGATTTACTTCTTCCTCTGGAGGCCTAGGCGCAAATTGCGCAAACGGATTGTCCATTAAACCCCCTTAAGGGTTAAGCCAAAAACAATAATCATTTAAAACCACCGTACTGACCTTGTTTTGACAAAACTTTAGCTGCTGCACCGGGGCCAAATGTTATATCAAAGAATTCCCTATTAGCGGGTGACGGATCTGCTTTTAATATATTTACTGCTGCTGCGGGGGGTGCTTTAACTTCTCTACTAGCAGGGGCAGCGGCAGGGGCAGCGGCAGGGGCAGAGGCAGGGGCAGGGGCAGCAGGGGGAGTCTCACCAGTAGGAGTTTCACCAGCGGTAAACTTTTTGAGATACGCTAAATCAGCAGGTGTAATTGAATAAGCACCGTAAACGGCTTGTCGCTCGGCGTCATAAGCTGCTTTAGCCGCATCCCGGTCTTTTTTACTTACTTCAGGATTAACAGACTTACGCTTTAGCGCATCAAGGGTAGAGCTTTCCCTAATATCCCTGTTAGCGGCAGCCAAGCGATTACTAATCGCCGTATAGCGGTCAGGCTCACGGGTGATTGCCCCAGTTGCTCGTTTAAATGCTTCTTCACGGCTAATCGGGGTACCTGCTGCTTTTTGCTCTTCAAATATTGTGTTAGCAGTCTGTGTAAGTTCTTTTGGCATTGCAGCAATTTCTTTACGGCTGAGACGCTCTTCTTTATCGCTAAACAGTTTTTCCCCTGCCGAGACAGCAGCAAGTTTTTCCGCACGCGTCTTGCCTTCAAATTCGGCCAAGCCTTTTCTAGCGTTCTCTTCAATATCACGGGCTTCCTTACCTGCCGTTGTCAGCCTTGGTGTGGCAGCAGCACCGGCTTCACCAATTGCTTGCAGGAACCGAGGCGATTTAGATGCTGCGGCGCGAAACCCCATTTCAGTAAGAAACTCGTTAAACCCTTGTTCTTTACGAGCCGCAGCACGGCTTTCGGCGGTGCCATAGAAGTCTTGTAGACTCTTTTGCCCTTCAGTCAATGGAATATCACGGCGAGCCATAGCGGCTGCAATCTCGTTATCAATGTCGCCACCACCTTGGAACGCCACAATCCCGCCACCTGCATACTCATCTGGGAACATATCCTCATCAACAGGTAACGAACTTAACCCACCCTCAGCCAAAGTCCTAGTTTCTGTAGGGGCCGCAGCCATTTGAGTAGGTGCTTGTGCTTGGGGTGTAGCACCCAAACCAGCCATTTGCGGAGTCGGAGCCATAACATCTTGGGCTACAGTAGTGTTAGGTTGTTGCTCTTGAATTGCAGCGGCGCGCATCCGGTCAATAAACATACCAGCCATAACTGCAACAGTTGGGTTAACCAACCCCATCTGCGCGGCTTCACCAATCTTACGCTTATCCCCGCCGTATTTAGCAGCTACCTTCTCGGCTGATAGCAAGTCAAAGTTATCCATGTCGTCCATCTTAATCTCACTTCAGAAGGTTATATACGCCAAGCCCAGCCAATCCTACGCCACCAAGTTGCGACGCCAAAGACGGAGGCGGTTCATAGACAGTCTTACCGCCAGTAGCCGCAAGGTTTGCGCTACCACGGAGAATGTCAGACATGAAGCCAAGTTGCTTGTACGGATACTGTTGTTGCTGTAAGAAGTCCTGATACTGAATATCAAGAGCTTTTTGTTGCTCGGCCTGACCCATTGCACCAAAGGCTTCCTGTGCTTTAGCCAAATCAATACCAGTCTGTTGCTGCCCAATACCCAACTGACCTAACGTAGCACCGGCTTGAGTCGCGGCTTGGGCGCCCTGTAGCCCAGCCGTAGTGCCAAACTGCATACCACGCATGGCGTCTTCGTAGGCTTTCTGAGCACCTGTTGCCTGAATGTTTGCCAGATTTTGTTGTAGGTTGCGCTCACGTTCAGTACCAGCAAGAAGTTGACGTGCACCTCCATATGTACCCTGACGAGCCGCGGCTAAATTTTGCCCCAACTGCCCTTTCTGGGCGTCACGAATGGCTTCTTGCTTTTGCAGGTCAACCACGTTCTGCATATAGGGAGACATAAAGGCTTGCTGTGCACCGGGGTCGGTAGCCATCTGCATGTATTGTTGCCCCGCACCAAGAGCACCTAACCCACCAGCAGCGGCTAACCCAGTGCCAGCAGCAAATTGACCGGGCTGCTGCATACCAGCCACACTTTGCCGAGCGGCTTGCTGTTCTGGGGTAGACGCGGCCATGCGCTGCCCACCATAGGTCTGATATGGACTTTCTGTAAGAGCTTCGGCTTTACCAAGTGCCTTTTCAGCGTAGGGCTTGGCGTATTCAGGAATAGTTGTTTGCGATACAGAACTTGGTGCTGGCGCAGGTGAACTACCACCCTCAAGAGTCATGCCATAGCGCCCCCGGGGTTGAAACGCCCGTTCGGGAAGCATTGAAAAGTGGTCATATTTCATATTAAGCCCTCATCACAACAACTTTGTATAAAGTTTGTCTGTGTGTTTATATCCTAAATACTCAAATAATTTAGAGTTATCCAAATGAACTTTTGTGTGCATGATAATTCGGTTAACTCCACGCTCTTTTAATACTTTTTCGGCATACTGAAATAGCCTAATTCCGATACGCCCTTTACGAAATTCTTTTTTAACGTAATAAATGTCTTCAAACGCTGTTTTACAAGACTTGTAATGCAAATGAGGTTGGACAATAAATACTATGTATCCAATTAAATCTCCATCTGCTCTACAAGTAATACACCTCAACATCCCTGCTTTAGCCAAATTTCTATACGTTTCGTAATCTGGTTCTAGCGGAAAATCTTTTGTTACACACAATTCTTCGTAGTGAGCCGGAAATATCTGCTCTAATTCATACAAAAAATTTAATCCATCTACGTCTTCATATGTCAATATCATGCAGGCATATATTTATTTGGATTGACTTCAGGTGCTTGTCTTGTGCGCCCTGTCCTTGCTTTTCTAATTTTATCCATCATCGCATACAACTTCTTAGCGCCAGCCTTGCTCGACCCATTACCAAGATGGGATACCACATCTGCCGGAACTACAAATTCTCCATCAGCCAATCGGGCCTCTTGCATCCCACCAATACGCGCCTTAATCGAATCGCTCATGCCATCACCTGCACCCTGCAAAAACCGTGGAGGTAAAGCATCTTTTACGCCGCCCTTGGCAAAGTTCTGTTCAATAGCGGCTTCCATGCTGGAGTCACGACGGCTGTCGGCAAACCTATAGTAGGGATCGCCCTTAAGAGATTTAGATCTGGCCTTAGCTTGCCCACCAGCCTTGTACTCATCCCGACCATATTCGTCATCATAGGTTTGGCCATTAAGTGCAGTCAAACCACCTTGAGCAGCCTGATAAATAGCTTCTGGCTTAAAAGCATAACGCACTTGCTCCCGCTCTCTTGTGTCCTGCGGAGTGTACTGAGGCGTACCCGATGGATTGGTAATGTCTAAAGAGAAAGGGCGAATAAATGTTGGAGTCGTTTTTAAGGGTTCCGGTTTAGGCATTAGATCAGATGTAGCTGATAACAAAGTTGGAGCTACAGCCATAGCAGTCTTTTTACCACCAAGTTGGCCCATCGTTTGACCAATAGGCTGATCAAAAGCTTGGCTAGTGCTTGCGCCTAGCTGTTCAAACGCGCTTTTCTTTGCAAACTCTTCTGCGGCTTTATTACGTCCTGCTTCCGCAGCAGCCTCCATGGCCGGGTTATACCCCTGAGTAGCGGCGCTAGTAAGGTTTCCTGATTGATCAATAAATCCTTGCTTTACTAACTCATCAGCACCACCAGCAGCGGCTGCTTGCTGTCCACCTATGCTTCCCGCACCAATGAGACCCTCGCCCAAACTAGCGCCACCATAAGCCCCTAGGCCCGCCATTAAGCCTTTCTTAAGGCTTCCGGTAGCCAACCCAGTTATGCCACCTACGGTCATAGCAGTTGCAAAAGGCGTAGCACCAAGGAAAGCCAAAGATGTTCCAGCGGTCATTGGAGCAAGAGCCAATCCTGCGACCATCGGAAGGACAGAACTTAAAAACCCTGCCTCTGGCAGTCCAGTCTGGGGGTTAATGGTAAGGGAGCCACCGTGAGCCATAGCCAAAGCCTGAAGTCCTTTGACCTCACCGGGGGTCATGTGGACAAGCATCGTGTCCTGACCACGGCCTTTACTTTGTGTTTGTTGCGCTGCGGCAAGGCCACCTTCTGCATAACCTAGTGCTTTACCAGCGGTTACACCTGCGCTGACCGCTTGAGCGCCTTTACCCATGCCGGGGGCGGCAAGACCCAAAGCGTTAAGCCCAAACGAACCAACTGGGGTATTGACTGTTACGAAATCGTTGACAAAGGGGTTATTTAAAAGACCTATGGGTTGACCTTTTAAATTAGTAGGATCTTGGAAACTAAGCCCAAACGACGGTGTTGGTGCTGGCCCCGGGAATCCTGCAACTTGACCGCTCATGACCGCAGCCATTTCGGCATTCTTAGCGTCTTCTTCTGCATTAGCGATTGCTTCTGCGGCTATGGCGTTTGCTTGCGCCCCTAGAGCGGCGGCAGTATTTGCAGCGTTCTCTGCTTCGGCCTCATCGGCTTCGGCGGCTATTTGTCCTGCTATTGTGGCTTCTGCGGCAGCCACTGCATCAGCATCTTGAGCAGCGGCAACTGCGTTATCTACGGCTTGAGCAGCGGCTTGAGCAGCAACACCGGGATCAGTACCACCTCCACCCCCAATACCGGGGTCGCTACTACCGGGGCCGGGGCCGGGATCAGTACCACCCCCAAATGCTGCACCAGCGCCACCTTCAGTACTAGAATCGGCTCCGCCAGTAGTGGCCCCACCTTCTTCGTAATACCTAATACGCCCACCTTTGCGATATTGGTTGGCTAAAGCGGCTAAACCTCCTTGTGCCATACCGGGCATGGGAACAGGGGCTAAACCGGGGCCGAAGGCGTATTGGGGGGCGGAGGCGGTTGGGTACATAGCGTGATTATCCTGAATTTGTCAAGTGAAGTCTATGGGGTTGAGACGGTTACTGTACCCACCTGACCAAATCCAAAGACTGGGAGAGGGGCTACAAACTTGGGGGTTGGGAACTGAGCGGATACAAAAGATGCCTGAACAATAGCCGATGGGGTTGCTGGGATGTCTGGTGTTACCCCGGGGGAAGCCGTTACGGCGGGTAAATACTCTAAAGTTACTGCTACATCCGACACTCGCCACATAATTTCTACGTAGTCATTATCGTTTACAGCATCCCCGGCAATCGTAGTAACAGCCACTAAGTAAGATGGATCT